TACCCAAGCCTCATTCTCAGGAGTATTAGGATCATCTTTAATATATTGACCTTTAGAATTTCTAGCCCTTGTTATGGGTTTAATTGAATGAACTACTTCTTCCTTTGAAATATTATAACAAACATTTTGTACTGTTTCAAATGTTTCTGCAGGATTACCAATACATATTTTCTTTATGATAACAATATGCTCATCATAAGTATCATGAGATATGACAGTTCTTCCCAATATTTCATATTTGAGATAAGAAGTATCTACGGGATCCTTCTCTGTCCTCTTCTTTCTTCTAGGCATTTTTAGTGTCCTCAACAATTTCACTTGACTTATTTAACTGCTTTAATGCCTCCAATAATTCGGGGGTTTCTTCCCAGCTCCACTCTTGATTATGTTGTGGATTCTTTTTCTCTATAGTATGCTTTCTTAAAGTCATGAAAACTTAAATCCCTCAAATGATTTTTTAGGTTTTTTCTCTTCGTTATTATACTCTTCTTCCTGTCCACTGTCAAGTATATCTTCTTGTGCAGACTGTTCGCAATCATATAATCTCATCTTGGCACGATCAATCCCCACCACAAATCTCTTAAAGATTGTAGGATCATTATATCTATTCTTTAATTGTTTAACCATTATTTGATTAAGACCCTCCAATTCCTCAGTAGAAATAAGAGCAAACATAAGGTCAGCAGTTGCTGGTAAACCAAAAGATTCACTGGTGTCAGTAAGGTCAACATCAGAACTAGCAAAACCAGAACGGGTAGTTTGCGTCGCAGAAACAATCGGCAAATTCGATTCAACCGCAAGACCACGAAGTTCCTCCGCAATCGCCTTAATATACGAGTAGGAATTAACATTCGCATTTCCACGATATCTACTAGAAGCACATATATTTAAGTAATCAATAAAAATTATATCTGGTTTAAAAGATTTTTTCAAAGCCAATTCATTTATCAATGCTTTAAAATGTCCTGAATGAGCAGATGCAGTAGGATACTCTTTTATAATTAATGTTCCCTGTGTTTTCTGAGATAAAGAAGTTACCTTATTCTCAAAAATCTTACGAGGTAAATCTGTAATATCCTGAATAGGAACGTTTAATAAATTAGCATCAATTCTCTCAGCAATCTTTTCCTCAGACATCTCAAGCGTAATGTATAATACGTTCTTCCCTTGTAAAAGAACTCCACTTGCGACGTGACACATAAACAAAGATTTACCAACACCAGTGCCAGCGAGAGCAATGTTAAGTGTCTTATTCGGAATCCCACCCTTTGTAATCTTATTGAAAAATTCCAAATCAAACGGGATAAGATCTTCTTTTCTGTGGTAACTATCATAACGTTCCTCATAATCATTTAAGTAATCATGACCGACATGATTATCGAAAGATACAGCTAATGCATCTGAAAGGATACTAGGAATAGCATCTCTTCCTTTCTTCTCATCCTGACCATCAGCAAGAGCAATAGATTCCATCAGTGCCAAATATATGGCTCTGTCTCTACACCATTTTTCTGTAGAATCTATCAACCACTGATTCTCTACAACAGAATCTGTAAGGGAATTATTAATATCTCTAATACTCTTGACTTCTTCTTCAGTCAGATCTGTTCTATTCTCAGTCTCAATATTAAGTGCTTCAATCGTAATCGAAGAGTTATACTTGACAATAAATTGCGTTATCTCCTCAAAAATTATCTTTTCAGATCTTTGTTCAAAATACTCTGGTTTAATAAAAGGTATTACTTTCCTAGAATAATCTTCATTGAAGATTAAATTCCTCAGAATAGTAGTCTCAATTCGTTCCATAATGTATGTAAGTACTCAGAATATACTTTGGATGATCTGAAGGTGGTAATCCTGAATGGGGATATTCCCACGTGGGTGGAAACACAAGTACTTTACCACACTCTGGTTGAATGTTCAAGTCTTGATTTGAAAAAACTGTATTACCATTATTATCATTCAGATAAAAAATAAATGCCACTACTCTTTTTGCAGTGGAATAATTAGTTACATCTATATGCTCATCGAATCTTTCATCACCATCTGTAAGATATCTCTTAACACGAAATTCTTCCAAAGAAGATAACTCTGGAAGAAATTTTGTTTTATATTTACCATAAACCTGTTGCACATAAGGAATTAAATTCCTGACAACATTCATATGATAACGATTTAAATTTAATTGTGTAAAACAGGGTCTATGATTATTATTTAAATATTCATGCTCCGATTTGGAGATTTCAAATAAATTAATTAATTCCTTACATAATTTATTTGGAAGAATATTATCATATACCCTCACCATATGAGAACTGCGTCTTTGCAATTGCATCCAATTTCTCCATTATATCGTCAGTAAAATACTCCTCAGGATTAGCATAGATCTGTTTGGCATAAACTTTCTTACCATTCATTTCATATCTTCCTGCAGTATTTTTCCAGAGGCCTCCAATCTCTCCGAGTTCTAATAACCCGTAGTAACGATCAAGACCTCTTTCATCATAATAAAGACGGATATTTACGTCTTTATTTTCTCTAGAGAGTCTACTTTTAGCTGTCTTAGCTTTGATAATGTTCCCAACAACCTCTTTCTGATCCTTTTCCTTTTTCTTACTGAGATAAATGATCGTACTTGCGGCATATTTGAGACCAGAGCCGCCTCCCATTTCTTTAGTAGGGACATAAGATCCAATGACATCGTAGGTGTGATTTGTAACTATAAGGGGAATGTCTGCTTGACCCAACTTTAAAGTAAGCATTCGAAATGCACCCTTGACCAACTGCGATTTGGTCATGTCACGGACTTGTTTATCGTCCAGTGCATCCCTAATTTCCTTCTCCGTGGAAAGCATACCTAGAGAGTCTAACACAAACATGCAAGGTTTGCGATCCTCTGTCTTAGTATTTAGATAAATGTCCACTGCTTTCAGAGCCTTGGTTCTAAACTCTTCTATGGTGACTACATTTACAACAACAAATCTTGTAAGATCAATCCCACGTGATTCCAATAAGGGCTTATTAACAGCAGCTTCAGTATCAAAGTAAAGACAGTAACCATCAGGATTACTATCCAGAAAGTTTTTGACGACAGCAAGGGAGAAAAAAGTTTTACCTGTACTAGACTCACCAGCAATGGCAGTAATCTTATTAGAAGAAACGCCGCCAAAAATGGAACCGCTAACCAGTCCATTAAAGATATACGAACCTGTGTCGATGTATCTTTCTGTTCCGTCGATGTCTTTTGCGAGTCTGGTGTAGTCATCTCCGATCTCTTTTACTATTTCTTTAAGAAAGTCCATAAATTTCTATCTCATTAAGTAGTTTTTGGAATAATTCATTACCTTTATGAATATTCTCTTCCCAATCATTTGCTGAATTTTCATCAGCATCATCAGATATGTATTTAAAACTGCGGAATTTTATTCCCTCTTTAATACATGTCTTAGCAATGGCATAGGATTCCATGTCAACAATATCACACTCAATTTCTGGTGTGGTAGTTGCAAAATTATCACCCGTTCCACATACTATTCCCTTTTCACCCAATATTATACCATCTTCAAAGGGTGTTTGTCCAAGCTCACATTTTAATGCTCTGGCATCCATATCTCTATCCACATATCCAGTCACTTCAACCAGACCTGAAATAGGACTTACAGCACCAGCAGAACCAAAATTTATAATATAATCTGCACCATCACGAATAGCTCTCATGGTGGCAATCGTTGCATTAACTTTACCACATCCACTCAGATAAATTGGATAACCTTCAATTCCTTCTGCTTCTGCAGGAAGAGCAATGATAAGAGAAATTGAATTCATTAGATATCACAAGTTCCGTGCTTACATTTATAATCGTCAGATTCTGTATAAATTTGAACTGTTCCCTCTGTAGTAGCATTGGCATATACATCCTTTTGTAAATTTACATCATCCCTAACATTTTTTAAAAGATGATACAATCTAGCATCCCCTCCTAAAGAAAGTGCTTTAACTATTGTATCCAAATCCTTATTGTTAATAGGTAATTCCATTAGGAAAAAAATGATTCTAAGTTTACAGTTTTTTCGACATTCCAACCTATGGCATCAAGAATTGCTTTGAGAGGTTCCACAAAACTCTTCTCAAATTGTAGGTCATAGTCGATATATTTGTCAAGACCAAGTTCTCTAGGAAAATCCTGAATAAAAGATACTACATTTTCCTGAATGATATTCGGTTTCTTTAGATAGAGAAACTTGACCTTCTCTCCATTACCGATGAGTGAATATTTATTAGTCAACTTTTTCTGTTTAACATAATGGTTGAATAATAATGCACCCCGTATATGTATAGGAG